GAGTGTAGCAGGTGCACCACTTAGATTCGTGATAGTAATGGGCACAGCGTTTGAAACCGGATTGTCATCATTGAAGCCAATGGCCGCTGGGCTAACAGTCACAGTGTTTGCACCATTGGTAATAATTTCTGCTATGACGCCTGCACCTGGTTGAGGATCTGTATCCTGATCCCGTGTAGAGTCGGCTGTTCTAGCAGCAGTGCTGGTGTATACTCTTACCCAACTAGCCGCACTAGTGGAAATTTTATAAATTGCGTAGCCTTTGTAACCAGTTAGATTAGCGTTTACACTCACAGCATTGGATACTGGACCAACTGTGGTACTGATATTGGCACGATTTCCTGCGCCACCTCCGCCACCTGTTACCACACCAGTTAGAAAAGCACCATTGCCTAGAATAAATGTGCCGCTGACATTGCCTGTGGCATTTACATTGCCAACGTTGATATTGCCTGTGTGAGTGGCTGAACCAGAAGTTGAAATATTACCTGCTGTGATATTACCTGTCACAGTTGCACTGGTCAAAGCCGCATTGCCAGCTAATAAAGTTGTGGTTGAAACATATGGTGATGTCACTGCATTACCAGCATTGACATTGTTAACCACTAACTGCGAACCATCTAAATAGGCACTGCCAACTGCTACTTGTGTTGTTGCATTAACCAAACTTGCATTGAGAGTGGTCACATTGGCCGCACCTGCTGCGGTGATATTACCACCCGACGTGATGTTGCCGCCTGCTGCAATGGTCTGGCTAGCGATCATGTGCGAACCTTGAACGTTGCCAGTTGCACTGATATTACCACCTGAACTTATTCTACCAGCAAAATTTTGTTGTCCAGTACCAGTTGCGTTGAGATTACCAGTGATGTTAACTGTGATACCATCAATGATATTGGTCACTGTGGTACCAACGCGATTCCATGCACCGGTGGTACTGTTCCATTGATAGGTTATATTTCCTACATTGGCCTGCTGACCATTAACGGGACTAACGGGAAAGAATGACATTAGAATCTCCCCACTGCAATTGTAATAGTCTGTATTGAATTATCAAGAATTGTCATCATGCTTTTACCCAGTACGCAGCCTGGTCTATATAAACTGTCATTTACTCTTTCAGCCACCCCTGGTAAGTCACTTGTGGTCAGCAAAGTGCCTTTGTCCACCGGACCTCTCACTTTGCAGTTTACTTTGCCAGTGAGTGCAACTGCTACTCCGTCAACACCAGAGTTCATTAGGTAACTGGGCTTTTCACTGACTACTCCTGCCACAGCAGTGTCATGTGTACGAGAACTAATTGTAATTTCCTGTTCACCACCAAAAATTACCACTGTACCCGGTTCATATTTGTTGTCTGATGTATAGTTTTCTGCTAAGTCAGCATAAAGTGCTGACGTTGAAGTAGCAAACACACGATTGAAATAATTGCTGGCCGAACCAATGTTGCCTGTGGAATTAGAACCAAGGTTAGTGATGTTGCCTACTGCTAGACCTAGATTGGTTATCTGCGCCATGTTAACGTTGTTTACATTGGCAAAAATGTTACCGCTGGTAGATGGAATGGTAACAGTTGATAGACCATTGATAATAGTGCTAGGATTAGTACTGATGCCTGTTAGCAAACTACCATTGCCAATGAAGTAAGTGCCTGCGATATTGGCCGCGGCATTTAGATTTGTTACTGTAATGGTATTGGCTGTAAATGATCCATTAACATCTCGTTGTACCACTGTGTTGGCCAGGGTGCTTGCTGATGCAGGAGGTGTAGCCACCCCACTGATATCCACCCACTGATCAGTATCACCATCATCTACATATTGATACACAATACCGTTGACGGTGTTAAACCAAAAGTCACCAGCAGTGGGAGAACTTGGTGCTGTGCCCTGAGCATCCCATTTAACAGTTCCGCCGCTGACAAATGGCACTCCATTGGCAAAATAGTAGTTGTCTGTTAAGATATTGCCGGTTGTAACATTACCTGGTAAAATAGCACCAGTGGTGGTCAACAGCATTACATTAGCAACACCGCCCACGTCCATTTGAATGTTGCCAGATAGATTGGGCAAATCAACTTTAGATGTACCGTTTTGAATACGATTGCCAGACGCATTACCAGTGGGAATGTTGGTAAGTCCTGATCCGTCACCAATAAAAACACCAGTGGTAACAAAGTTACCAACTGACGTAATAGAGTTACTGGTGATATTGTTTGCAGTGATGTTGGCAGTTGGGAAAGCAACAGTGCCCGTGGCAGTCAACCCTGAAGTGCGTATATTGCCTGCGACATTAACCGTGTTGGTTGTAATGTTGACGTTGTCCGTCGCTTGTATAGAGACAATATTATAGTCACCGTTGACACGTTTGTAAGTTGACATCTAACAATCCTTTTGCTTATTTATACGAGCCAGAAACAGCGACATTTCAAGGTGCTCAAGATTGCTCAAACGGTCTAATTCAGCGTGTTTCATTGTGGTTTCCCCGTATACCCTGGTCCAGCGCACAGTGGGAAAATCTGATATCACTGTGGTTATCTGCTTGATCCAGTTGCCCGTGAATGTGGGAGGAGTTCCACGTGCTTTGTAGAATTCGGTACCTGCATAAACGTTGTTGAATTTGTTATCCGTTGTTGGTCCAAGATCATACCCCAGCAAATAGATCTGCGTGTGTCCGTCAATAGCTGCTAGTGCAGCGGCCACTGGTCCTGAGCTGTTTCCGTAGTATTTTTTGGGGATCTGCCTTGCTCCAGAATTTGGATAGCATCTACGAGTGTAGAATGTTTTACGCTGACTGTAGCCAGAATCTTGAATTCGTCCACTGATCGGAGCGTCAGTGGCCACCAGCACGTCTGGTTCGTAATCTTTGTAGAGTGCATTGCAGCCATAAATTGAGCCGTAGTGGTGTAACCAGGCAAGATCAAGTCCTTGTCTACTAACACCATTTGCCAGTGCAAAAGCTATAGTCATAAAAAAATCCTCCCAGTATGTAGTTCTGGGAGGATCCTAACAGTATTAAAAGTGTTAGCTAGTCCACTTCTCAACTTGCCCTGGTATCACTGTGGTATTTGCAGTACCACTCTTGATCACAGTGCCTTCGTCAGTGAAGAAGTTTGATACATAACGCACATCATTTACCACGCTGGAGTAACCGTAGTCGTTACCTCCAGTCCAATCCAACAGCCACTTGTTGGTTAGCTTGCTGATGTAGGTAATTGTTGAATCTCCTACTGAGAAGCCAATGGCCATGCTGCCGCCAGGAGGAGTTGCATCATTGTCTAAAACGCACACACCGACTTCTTGACAGGTGCCTGTGGTACCAGCGCCTGCGGCTGCTGTAACTAAGAAAATAGTGCCTACTGCGGCACCCACTGGTGCACCCATAGCTACCCAATTGGTGTCCCCAAGGCTAGCAATGCGCACACTGACACCCACCACTGCGTTGGCAGGGTCAATAGCTGTGTTCGTGGCCACTAGAAATTTGTGAGCACCTTTTTGACGCAGGATAACACCATCATCTACACCTGTGTAGCTGTTGGCGATGTTTACAATACACTTGACCACAGGATTAGTAGCTGATGTGGCAGTGGTACGAAGTCCGCCAACCACGCCAAGATAATCGTTTGCACTTAGAGTTGTTGGGTTGACATTATACTCTGGATCTGTCAGTGAGCCAAAGTTTGGAAAACCAACATCAATGCCTACTGCTGCACCAGGTGCACCAATACCAGAATTAGTAGAATATTTTTGTATTTTGAGAGGACGCCCCATTTGTTTTCTCCTTAAAGAAGTCCGATGTGGGTTCTAGCCACTACGCGGTGGTTGCCGCATAAAACGCAGAGTGCGTTAATAGTATTTAGTGGTTTACCAAATTAATTGACCTACTAGTTTAATTTTGGCATAATTACGTTATGCGCTGTGAGCCGGTGGACGGCAAGGAGATTCTAAACCTCCAATGAATGGGTTCGATTCCCATACGGCGCACCAGAATCATCGGCGGACCCGTAACCATATTCCGCCTCCGCTGACGCGAAAACGGGATGGGCTGCGCTCACGGGGTTTGGTAGTTTCCTGACACAAAAATAACTACCCATTAGGAAACTGTTATGCGCTACATTTTAATGGTTTTTGCTTTGATAGCAGCAGGTTGTTCTAACAAGTACGATGAGTGCATAGAACAACAAAAAGCAGAGTATAGAGAACGTAATCCTAAAGCAAGTTACGGACAAGTTCAAAGCAGGCAACATGATTTTGAACTAATGTGCAGTAAATTTAAAACAAAAGGAAAATAAAATGTCATAGATTGAATACGCATGCAAGGACCTAGTGTTTCATTTCAACAAGAAACATCTAGAAGACGAATCAATTCCAATGTGGGTGGTAAAAACACACGGTGAAACTTTTTACGTAGACCACGTCACTGCATCTCTTCCATGGAGTACAAAAGAGACTCCAGACAACTCCCATACCAAAGGTAGTATCAAGTTCAAAGAATGCCTGCTGACCATTAACGAG